GAGAATACTAAATGTCATTTGCTGCATTAAAGAAACAATCTAAAGCAGGCTCTCTTACAGAGAGATTGATGAAAAAAGTTGAGAAACTCAACGAAAAAGGTGGTAAGAATGTTGATGAACGTCTTTGGAAACCAGCTGTAGATAAAGCAGGTAACGGTTATGCTGTAATTCGTTTCCTTCCAGCACACGCCAACTGTGAACTTCCTTGGTCACAAGTTTGGAGTCATGCCTTCCAAGGGCCTGGTGGATGGTATATTGAGAACTCTTTAACCACACTTGGTAAAGATGATCCTGTAGGAGAACTCAACAGAAGTCTCTGGAACAGTGGTCGTGAATCAGATAAGGATATTGCTCGTAAGCAGAAGCGTAAACTTTCCTACTATGCAAACATATATGTAGTTAAGGACTCTTCTAACCCTGAAAATGAGGGCGGAGTATTTCTTTATAAGTTTGGAAAGAAAATCTTTGATAAGATTACTGCTGCAATGCAACCAGAATTTGAGGATGAAGAACCAATTAATCCTTTTGATTTCTGGAAAGGTGCTAACTTCAAGTTGAAGATCAAACAAGTTGCTGGATTCTGGAACTATGATAGTTCAGAGTTTGGTAAGGTTGAGGCACTTTTAGATGATGATGACGAATTAGAAAAGATCTATAACAAGATCTACGATCTCAGTGAGTTTACTGCTGATGATCAGTTCAAATCCTATGATGCTCTCAAGGCACGTTTGGATACAGTTCTAGGTACTAAACTACAAACTGGTTCCTTACGTTACCAAGATCCAGAGGTTGCTGATGAAGATAATCATCGTGAGGTTGCTGCTCCTGTTGATGAGGAGTTGAGTAAACTTACTGCTGCAGCTAAGGAGGAGACGACAGAAGAAGAGGATGACGCACTGAGTTATTTCCAACAACTCGCAGAGTCATAAAATAAAGGGGTCTTACGACCCCTTTTTTATTGTCCGCTGAGTCTTGGGTTGTATGCCCATTTCTCTCTTCTAGTAATGAACTGAGAAGATTTCTTATATTTCATAACTTTTTGCATATCACTCATAATTATATCTAGGAAATCATCTTTTATTATTTTTATTCTTCTCTTTGCATCATTCTCCATCTCTTCAAATTCATAGTTAGTTACTGGCAATATGTTCTTATGGATTACTACATTACCAGAACTATCTCTAACTGTTCCAGCATTGTCTATACTATCGATTGGATTTAAGTTAGTACCCCCAGCAAAGGTAACTTCTTCTTGCCTTACTTTATTTCTTTCTAGGTATCGTGAATCAAAGTTAGAGTCTACTACCAGTCCTTCTGGTATTACTACTCTCTTATTATCATCAAACATAACTTGTGTTACATAATGATGTACTTCTTGTAATTTTTCTTCACTGCCATATTTTTCTATTGCATATTTTTGAAAATCAACTTCAGTAAGGGGCCATTCATCTCTTAATTTAGTAATATTATTAGCAATAAGAATAACCCAGTCCAGACGAGGATCGCCATATACATCCATGGCAACCTCTTCTGGTCTTTTATTGCCAAGGATCATATAGTCATTAAAGGCAGTGACAACACTCATCATATCATCACGAATCTTTGGCCGTCTGAAGATATTTTTTACACGAATATATTCATCATTGGATGATCTATCTGTCATCCTAGAGACGTAGTTTAATACTGGAAAATAAGCAAAATAACCTTTCATTTTAGTAACCTACATCTGAAGTTGAAGTATCATATTGTTTGATCAAACTAATTGGCATTAGATCACCCAAAGTCTCAGGATCGTCTGGATCCCACTTCCTTCCATCCATAACATCTGGACTGTAATCTGTGTTGTAGATTGGTTCTAACTCTTGGAAACTTAGACTCATATTTACAGATATGGGCATACCTCCTTCATAGGACATCCATTGTCCTTCTGGTGTGTAGTTAACATTAATACCAGTTAAAGCAACTGCTTTGAATTTGTTTACACCAAGGATATTTTTATTACCAGCAGTGACGTATCTTATTCTGAATATATTTGGTGTTCCCAAGAAGTATGAAGGGCCACCTGCTTGACCTGTTCCTGATCTATCTTCTCCTGACTGAATCTTCTTTAGTTTTCTGGGAGCAGACCATTGTTTCAAAGCACGAATAATCATTCTAACATTATGTGCCTCTAGGGGATCTCTAGGGCTCATTGTCCATTGAAATTCAAATGATCTTATATCTACGCCAGAGAATAGTAGTTCTGTGTTGGAGTTAGCAATAACACCAGTACTTCTTTGTAATATATCTTCAGGAGAAACATCAACTCCTTGTTCTGCAGCCAACTGACTAATTTGTTGTGCCATCATGTCAGTTCTACCACTAGATTGTGTAGCAATATCTATTTTCTGAGATAGTTTCCTTAATGTACCACCCCAACCAAATAAGTCACCTGTTAACCAACTACCAATAGCATTCTTTCCAGATTGTTGGATTGCGCCCATTGTTTTGGTGTTCATGTCTTTTTTAGACCATTCTCTTGAGTTACTATCCATCATATTATTAGGCATGGGTAGTTTAATCCCTGCTCCTAATTTCTTTTGATATGGTGAACGTCTTTTTATACCAAATGCCAAACCAGAATCTCTTTCTTTGCCTGGTTGTAATAGACCTGCTCCTTCGGATCCGCTTAATGCTTCTTGATATGGAGGTTGATATGCATAACATTGAATGAAGAAATGATCTTGATTAGCTGCCATATCCATAGGATATTTCACTATCCTTTTGAACATCGCATCTTCACCATTCAACATTGCTTCTTTTGTTTGATCTGTTATTACTTGTGCCTGACCTCTACCCCTACCTGTTAGATCATAAAAAGTTCCAGCAATATCAGCAACACCACTCCAGACATTACTTGCATAATTTGTATATGCAGTCCACATGTTGCCTTCCTTCTCATTATTAGCTTCAATTACTAGACCATCTTTTACCTCTTCATTCTTTGTACTTAGGAAATCCGCATATGTCTCTTCAATTTCGTCTGTATATCCATCTGTTCTCATCCATGCTTGTTTAGGTTCTCCTGTAGCCTCTACATACTTGGATACTGCTACTTGAGTATCCTCATGCATATTCTTTTGATCTTCTGGACTTAGATATTCTGCATTTGGTTGTCCATTAATTATTGCTGGAGTTATTTCTGCTTGATCTACTTTTCCGTTGGTGTATATTGGCTTTCTGTTAAGCTTTAATTGACCTTGATCATCTACTGGTCTAATTGTAGTATCGCCACCTCTCTTATGAAATGTCTTATATTCTTCTACAGTACCGTCTGGTTTACCTTGTTGAATTTTATGTCCAGTATCTAATTCAGCACCAAATTCAGAGTCAGCTATTAACCTTGCTCTGTCTTCTGCTGTAATTTTTCTAGAAGCGTATGCAGCCATTATTTTCGCCAGTTGAATGCTCTGTGTTTAGGGTACTTTCTTCCAGTTTTATGTATAAATTGTTCAGTGGGCAAAAGGGATATTGCACCCCAATCTTCATCATCAGGTACTCTATGTTGATTTCCTATACCAGAATAGTGATACTTATGTAAACTATTTTTAGGCACAGTCGTACCTTTATTTAGTAAGCCATTCGCAACAGCGTCTCTATAATCGGGATTTATATAATGTAAGTTACATCCTAACCACCCATCTCTGTCTATTCTTAATACAACTGCTAGGGGTTGAACATCCCAAAATTCATATTTGTCTGGGTGTGTTACACCATAGGAAAAGAAGTACATACCATATCTTTCAAATCCTGATGTGTCACTTAGACTGGTTTCACTTTCTTGTCTAGCTGCTAAGGCACTTTCTAATTGTGAGACATACCATGCTCCACTTTTGAATTTCTTACCTGCTGCTTTTTTGATGTCTTCTGCGATCATACTATTCCTAGTTCTTTTTCGGTCATGATCTTGAATTCATATTTTCTATCAGCACAGTAGGACTCTGCTGCTTTCCACTTTGCCTGATTAACAACATATGTTTGTACTTCATATGCCCATGATTTAGTTCTCTTTTTGGGATTCTTTTTAGGCATTTTCAGTTGTTTTGCTGGTTTAACTTCAATAACCACATTTCTCATTTTGCCATGTGCGTCTCTGTATTTGATAAAGAAGTCTGGAAAGTACCTATGTACTCTGTTATCTAAGGGACTCTTATATGGAATCCAAAATTCTTCTGATTGCCATTGACTTATACTTTCAGTTAGATCGCAATATTCCATGAACTTTTTTTCCCAAAGTGATCTATAAATGATCTGTGTTGGGTCACCTTTGTACTTCTTTGGTCGTTTTGGACGAAATTTCCCCTTATAAGCCATAAAAACTCATATACATAGTATGATAGAAGTCATATTTTATTTAGATGGCCCAACTTCAAAAAAAGTATTTCCCTAAAGAACAGTTAGTTGCGAGAACAACAACTTCTGATCTTCAGCCTGGATATGAGGCTATATTGGACGAAGGTGATAAGGATAAGTTTAGTTCAATGTTGTATAATAAGGACTCCTTTGCTGAATTGCAAAGTTTTCAGAATGCTTTGGGAGCTCCTGCTTTATCCAATTTCTTTAAAGTATCAATGGATTTGGCTCCAGAGAGTCCAGAACCAGTAAGGAATTTTCCTAACGATCAAAATAGTGTAACGATAACTGAATCAGAGGAAAAGGTTGTAGCTAATGGTTTAAATCAATGGTTGACTAGTGCTGGTGTCCTTGGCCCTAATGATCCAAAGATTAGATATGAATTATTGGCGAATGAAGCAATGTTGCCTGGCACATCTATGCAAGTGGTTCAACAACAAGGAGATAGACAAGGAATAAGAGAGAGATTTGCTACACAAAGACAATATACAGATATTTCTATAAGTTTTTATGTTTCTTCTGATTATAAGATCTTGAGATTATTTCAAGAGTGGATTAATTTCATGAATCCTTTATATGTTACTCCACAGGGAGTGAAATCTCCAACTGCATATCCTGGCGGATATCCTAATAATGATGAGGGTTATGCTTATCATAGGTTTAGGTATCCAGTTGAATATAAGAAGAATATATCAGTTACTAAGTTTGAAAGAAATATGGGAACTGGTAAGGAGAAAGGTGGTAGACACAATTTATCGGCTATACAATCTAGAAGAGGTGTAGACTATACACCTGATGCTATCAGTTATAACTTTATAAATGCGTTTCCTACATCTATACAGGATATTCCATTAAACTATCAGGCTGGACAAGTACTACAATGTCAAGTAGAATTTAGTTACGATAGGTATTATATTGTTAATAATACTGGTCTACCTCAAGGAGACAGTGCTGGTGGTGGTGGGATTCAAAGTAGTGGTTCCAATAAAGCTGGAGTTTCTCCAGTCCAAACCGCTTAAAACGCTGATATATACAATACTGAATAAGTTATTATGCCTTTACCAACCATTACTACGGCTCAGTATGAGTTGAAGTTGCCTTCTACAGGGAAGACTATCAAGTACAGACCATTTCTTGTAAAAGAAGAGAAGATTCTAATACTTTCTCTGGAGTCCGAAGATCAAAAACAAATTACCAATGCAGTTAAACAAGTTTTAAAGGCTTGTGTACTTACTAAGGGTATTAAGATCGAACAATTACCAAGTTTTGATATCGAATATCTATTCTTAAATATTCGTGGCAAATCTGTTGGTGAATCGATTGAACTCGTTGTTACATGTGGTGATGATGGCAAGACGGAAGTTCCTGTTTCAGTCAACATTGATGATATACAGGTTTCTAAAGATCCAAATCATACTCCCGATATTGAACTGGATGAAGATTATAAAGTGAGGATGAAGTATCCCTCAATGAGTCAATTTATAGAGACTAACTTCAATCAAGATGATGAGGATGCAGTTGAAAAATCATTTGAAATAATTGCCTCATGTATTGATAGTGTTTATAACGATGAAGATGTTTGGGCAGCTTCCGATTGCACTAAAAAAGAACTTAATGATTGGGTACAATCTCTTACATCTGCACAGTTTGCTAAGATTGAGGAGTTCTTTGATACTATGCCTAAGTTAAAGCATACTCTTGAAGTTATTAATCCCAATACTAAGAAGAAGAATACCATTGAGTTAGAGGGTCTGACGGATTTTTTCGGTTAAGTATGTCTCATATTGATCTTGAGACATACTTCAGAATCAACTTTGCTCTCATGCAGTACCATAAATATTCATTATGGGAAGTAGAAAATCTCTGTCCTTGGGAACGAGACATCTACGTTGGTCTTCTTAGATTGCATATTGAGGAAGAAAACCTAAAACAAAAAGCGAGAGAAGCACAAGCAGCTAATGGCTAAATTTTCATCTAAAATGTTTAAAGCACCCAAAGTTGGGAAGGGTGCGTCTAAAGTTGCGAAGAAAACTGGCCTTGTTAAAAATGCTAAGGCCACTCGGAAGAGTATCTATGGCTCTAAAGGTAGTTCGATAAAGGGTAAGAATATATTAAAGGGTACTGGTAAGAAGATAGGGCCTATACAACCAGACCTTAAAAAAGGTGGTATAAGAAAGATTAATAGACTGGTAGAGACTAGAGTTCAGAACCTTGTTCCAAAAATATCACAAAAGATTGAAGCTAAGGTAGATTCCTTTGATCCTAGCAAGTTCATGGGTAAGATCTTTGATGGTGGATTGGGTTCATTGAGAGGATTTGGTCAAAGTCTTGATGGAATGAAGGGTTCTGTTGAGAGTACAGTTAGTTTTCTTGGTAGGGCAACGGAGTTAGCGAATAAGTTTGTAGAGAAATTAGGAAAGGTTAAGAGTAAGAAAGGTGGTGGCGGATTCTTTGGTACATTACTTAAGGGACTTGCTGTTGCTGGAGTTGCTGCTCTTGCTGTACCAACGATAGCTAAGGTTGCTATGTTTGGTGGTGCAGTAAAGGCTGGAAAGGCTTTATGGAAGAAAGGTACTGATTTTATTAAAGGTGTCTTTAAGAAAAAGAAGAAAAAGAAAAAGGAAAAAGAAACTAAAGTTAAGAAGATGAGGAAGAACCTCTTCAGAAGTGTATTGGAGAAGTTCCATAGTACCTTGGATTTCATAAACCCTTTAAAAAGATCAATGAAAGGGAAGGGGGAGCCTGAGAGGGAAGATAAATCAATGTATTTTCATAAACGCACCACCGATGGCAAGCCTTTTGGTGAAAGAACAGATCAAATAGCTGTTTATGATACTGCTAAATCTGATCAAATCTTTACTATAAAGATTGACTCTAAGGCAGGAAAGGTTCTTAATGGGAATGAACTTCAACAACAAATATTAACCAAGCAGGGACAAATAAGTGAAAAAAAATTCAATAATAAATGGATGAAAGCTGAGGGGTGGGACAATCAAGGTAATAGCTATGATGATACCATTGCACAAAACGAGAAAGATATTGCGAGACTAAAGGAGGAAATTAAAGAACTGGTGATGACAGAGGGATCTGGTGCTACCAGTGAAAAAAGAGTTAAGACAGGTGATGAAACTCCTACCGTTGAAGGTATGGTTCAGAAGGGTGAAGAGGGTGAAAAGGGAGATAAGGGTGTAGAAGGTAAGAAAGGTGGTCTAGGTAGTTTCATACAGAATACTACTCAAAATGTAAAGAATGTTGCTGGAGGTATTGTTAAGTCTAGTCCAACGTTTAAGTTGGCAAAGATGGTTCAAGAGAATAGAAAGGCTATAAAAGCTCAGAAACAAGGTGGTGCTAAGGGTATGTTTAATCAACTTCCTCAAGTTAAAATGGCCAAGTGGTTAGGTGGTAAGGCAAAAGGTATTGCTGGTGGAATATGGGGTGGAATAAAAGGACTCTTCTCAGATAAGGAGAAGGATATGAAGAAAGAAGATAGTCAGAAGATAGCTCAACCCGCTACTCAAGGTAAACCTGGCGGTGGAGGTAGTGTAGTACCAATAAAAGTGCCTGCAGCAAAGAATGATGGTAAACCACCTAAACAAAAACAAACTCAAAAAGAAATGACTACACCTTCAAATGTCATACCTGCATTGTTGGCAATAGATGCACAGAATATGCATACTCCTTATGCTAAATCAACCTTTAATATAGTTGATGCATTATGAAGACTTCTATATCTACTTTAAAAGTTAATCAGAAGGCACAGAAGTCTGTTGATGCTGCTGAAAGTAGTATCAATAGATTTAAGAGTTTTGTAAACACTAAATCCAAGTCTTTACCAGAACCAGCATCAGATTCTAAAATACAACGGGCTTCAAATTTTATAAAGAATTTTAAAGGGCCTGAAGAAAAGAAAGGTGGTGGATTTCTTGGTGGAATTCTGAAAGGTGCTGGTGTATTGTTGTTGTTGCCTATGTTATTGTCTAAAGGTGCTGGTGCAACTCCTCAAGATGCAACTAACCAAGTTATAAGTGCATATGGTGGGGATGATAAAGCAGTTCAAAAAGATATTCAGAAAGCGGAAGCAACAAAAACGAAAACGAAGAAAAGTTTTGATGATACTACAGAATCAGGTAAGGAGATAAGTAAGCAAACTGTTGATGATGTAAAGAACATTGGTAAAGATAAGGAAGCAGGGAAACAACCTCCAGAAGAACAGGCACCAGAGGCTGCAGAAGCACAAGATGCAATATCACAGGAAACTGAGGGTAAAGTGGAAGCTCTTTCTGGAACCAGTGATGTTGGAGAACTTGACGTAACAGTTAAGGATACTAATAGGTTTGCTGAATTGGTTTCTAGGTTTGAGAAGTTATCGAAGGCTGGATCTTTCATGGAGGGTAAACCAGAGGTAGTTGGTGGTGGGCCTGGCGATAAATTAAAACAAATGGGTAAAGGGGTGTTAGATGCACTTACATTTAATGCATTTGATTTTGATAAGAATAATAAAAAGAGGAAAGAAAGTAATAGAGATAAGGAGATCACTGAGGTTCCTATAAAGATAACCAGAGCAGAACCCCAAGAAGATATGATGGGTAATAAGAAACCCGTTGCAGAAGGAGCTATGGATACTGAGAGTGAGGACTTTGCTGCTTTAACTGCCGTTTCTGCTTTAGAGGGTGGAGATGATCAATCTAGAGCAGATGTTGCACAGTCAATCTATAATAGACATGCTGATGGTACATATGGTGGAACTATTAAGGAAGTAGTTACTGCTGATGGTCAGTATCAACCTGCATATAAAGATCCTACTGCTTCAAAAGGAGAAGGTACTAAGACATCTGAGGAATTTAAGAATATTAAAGATAAGAAGACTGCTGTGAAAGCAATGATGTCTTATTATGAAAGGAGAGGACAAGATGTAACTGAGAAACAGATGCAAGACTTATATGATAGGACTGCTGCAGCATTACAGAATCCAGAACTGCAAGAATCAGCAGCAAAACATGTTGGCGGTAGAACAGAGTTTCTTGGTGGTAAGGTAGAGGGCGATGATGTAGTTGATAGAGGTGGAATAGAAGATAATGCTTTCTTCCAAGAGTATGGATCTGGAGATCAAATGGAAAGAGGTGCAGTTGCAAATCCATTATTAAAGAGTGATGCCTCTACAGTTGAAGGAGTAGAAAATTCAGAAGAAATGGTTCCACCAGAACAATATCCAGAATATAGTGCAGAAGCTGGTGGGGGATCACAAACTATTCTTGCAATGATGCCAAAGAAAGCTCCTCCTGCTGCAGTAGGTGCTGTTATGGATGATGGCGGAGGTGAATCTCCACCGCCAGAGTTCTTACCTGTTGGTCAAACAAGCCAGGAAGTACTGGCAACAATGCAAATACAAGGATTAGGTGCCTCATAATGTCAAGTCTTAACAAAGTTACTTTTAAAAAATGTTTTGTCACTCCTGATCAGGATGTCAGTTTTCAAGGTGACCAAAATGAGGATAACAATAACAACGGAAAGGGTGAAAGTATAGCAAGTAAGATAATAAAAATGGATTACTATGAAGATATACTTTCGCCTTCAATTACTTGTTATTTGGGAATATCTGATACTACAAATATGCTTAGTAGAATCCCAATAAGAGGATATGAACGAGTTGATTTGACTGTGGGAACTGATAATGGAGATTTTATATTTGCCACTCAGGATGAAAAGGATAACCCACTTTATGTTACTGGTATTAAGGATGTTAATAAGTCAGAACAACAAGAGATCTTTACTATATGTTTAAGTTCATTGCAGAATTTAATGAATGAAACTGTTAGGTGTCAACAAAGATATAAGAAGGCGGAGATTAGTTCACATATAGAGACTTTCCTTAAAGATGTATTGAAAGTTCCAGAGGATAGGTATGAAATAGAGAAGAGTATCACACAATATGAATTTATTGGTAATAGTAGAAAACCATTCTATCTTGCAACTTGGCTATGCCCTAAGGCACAACCAGCAAAAACTGGTAAGGCTGATGGTACTTCTGGATTCTTCTTTTATGAGGATTATGATGGGTTTAAGTTTAGATCTGTAGATAATATTATAGCTTCTTCCGAAAATGTTGATCCTAATTTACTTATTTCTCCAGGCGGTGATCAAAAACCAGCTATAGAGACATATACTTTCTCAACAGCTCCTGAGACTGGTGGAGATAATGATCATAGAATAATTCACCATTATATTGATAAGACAACAAACATACAAAAAAATCTAAGGGTTGGACTATACTCTAATTTGACGTACTTTTTTAATCCAAATGATTGGAGTACTAATGTAATCCATCATGTACTAAAAGATGAGTTGGATAGGGATGGTATGAGTACTGCTGGGGATCAAATTCCAATCCCTGCAGGTGATATTACCAGTTTCGCTTCCAGACTTTTAGTTAGAGTTGGTGATAAGGGTATGTTAGGCCCATCATTGGATGAAAAGAACTCTGATGGTGAGGTAGAGGGGTCTGGAAGGAGTGATGCAGATATGTCTAGGGCATTCTCTAGATACTCATTGCTCTTCACACAGTCACTAAATATAACAGTACCATGTAATATTAGACTTCGGGCTGGCGGTGTTATTAAGGTAGTTGTTCCCGAATCGGGGCCTACTGACTCCAAAGGTGATACGAAGGCTGATCTTAAAGGTGTCGATCAAAATTTGAGTGGATTTTACATCATTCGTAGTGTACGACATCACTTTGAACTGAAAGAGGGTAGTAATGTTACTGCCTTAAATCTCATTAGAGATTCATTTGGCCTTAATTAGGAGATTTACTTTAAATGGAATCAATAGAAGCACACATTCAAAAAGATAAAGAGATCTTAGATGATCCAACTCTTAATCCTGCTGCACGTAGGCATTACAAAGAAGAGTTACATGATCTTATTGAATATGAAGAGCATCACCATGACGAGATTGTTGCAGGTGATCACCATGATCCCAATGCAATAGAACTCTTTTGTGATCAACATCCAGACGAACCAGAGTGTTTGATCTATGACGATTAATGTGTAATGTTAGACAGTGCCCTTTTAAAGACCAACTTTGTTGGAAGAGATGGATTTGTATGGTGGATTGGCCGAGTTGCTAATCCAAAGTGTTGGCGTGACAAGTCAACAGATACAGATGCTGGATGGGCATTTAGATGTAGAGTTAGAATTATAGGTTATCATCCATTTGATGATTCAATACTACCAGACGAAGATTTACCTTGGTCACATGTTCTAGTTGATGCTACTTCTGGTAGTGGTCAGGCATGTTTAGGTGAAAGTTCTAGAATGGTAGGAGGAGAAACAGTCTTCGGTTTCTTCTTGGATGGGGAAGAAGCACAACAGCCAGTCATCTTTGGTGCATTGGCAAGGAATGTAAATCCATTAGGGGCTAAGAACTCTGATGGATTTCTAATCCCAACAGGCCCTACTAATTTTAATGATAGGGATAAAATGCAGAGAGAAAATGCATTTGGTATCATATCAGGAAGAATGTCGGGTGCAGATGGACTTACTACACAACCATTAGCAGAAGAAAAAGAAGTTGATACCCCTGCAAATAATGCTGAAAATAAAGTTGGTGAAGAAAGAATATTAGAATCAGGTGACGATCCTGACGCAACAAACGAAGGAGAAAGAGAAGGTGGTAGAGAAGGTATAAGTAAGGCGAGAGCATCAGATGTTGCATTTGCTAATATTAGCAATGGCCCTGTTAGAAGAAATAATGCCTGTGAAAATGATGCCCTTAGTGATATAACACATACTATAGGTAGTTTCCTTAAGACAGTAAACTCACTTACTGAGTATGCTGGTGTTTATATCGATACTATGAGGAATAAATTAGTAGATATAAACAAATTGATTGGTAAGGCTGCTCGTTTGGTTACTGGAGCAGTTAAGTTAATTATAAAACAACTAAGAGATAAGATATTAGCATTACTTGGAAAGAGATTTAGAGATTTTATTGGGTTAATTGTACCCGAACCACAAAAATCTCCAGTAGTAAATGCTTTCAAAAGAATCATGGACATCATCTTTTGTGTCTTTGATAATTTGGGTATTGATTTGGGTAAGAATCTATTGGACATGTTTAAAAACATGGTAGGTAAAGCCCTAAACAATACTGCTTGTGCAGTTGAACAGGCAGTTGGTGCTATAATGGCTGATGTAAACGATAAGATTACTGAAGGTTTGAGACCAATCACACAGGGATTGGATTGGTTGACTGGTGCAATAGGTGGTGTTGGTAGTCTGTTGCAGAAAGTACAGAGTTATGTTGATATGTTACTTACTTTCTTGGCTTGTGATTCCCTTCAGTGTAAGGAATATGAAGATTGGACACAGGGCATGGGATTGAGTGATAAACCTAAAGTTAGTTGGCTTGGTACGTTGGATAATATGGAGACAATTAATAAGTTAGATCAGGCAGCAAACTTGGGTCTTACTGATAGATTCTCTCTTTTGAGTTTATTCGGTGGGGATGTTCCTGACTTATTTGATTGTAATGAGAAGACAAATAATCCTAAGAATCAGGATGATCTAGGTGATTCTGTTCCGCCAGGTTTTATATGGGCAGATTGTATCCCTCCTAAAGTAGAGGTTCATGGAGATGGTACTAAGACTGCTGCATTACTCCCTATAATATCCTCTCAAGATGGTAGTATATTGACTTTGGAAATTTTAGAGAAAGGATTTGGATATACTGAACCTCCATTTATCTCTATTATTGATAAGACTAATCATGGTGGTGGTGCTCAAGCACAAGCAATATTAGATGATAATGGTTCTATTGTTGACATTTATATGATTGCAACTGGTAATGGATATTGTCAGGCAACCAATGTTGTTCCTCCTAAGTACCCTGTTACTGAGGGGCCTGGTATTGGTGTTACATCTGGTATTGGTACTGATGGTACTAACTTAGATACTATTGATCCATACATAACATTTACTACTCCTTCGGATGATGCAGTTGGTGTTCAAACTGCTGCACTTCTTTCAGTCACCTTTAATGAGGCGATAAGAGTAGGAATGGGAGATATTACACTCACAGAGTCAACAACTAATGCTGTTCATGAAATAATACCTGTAAATGATAATAAGAGAATTACTTTCTTATCAGATAGAATAATACAGATTGATCCTAAGATTGACTTTAAACCCAATACAGAGTATTATGTTTCAATGACGCCTGGTTCATTTGTAGATTATAATATGAATCCGTTTGCTGGTATTGCTAAGACGGATACTTATAACTTTACCACCAGAGGTATATCTGGAATTGGTAGTCAGGCAGTAGGTATTGTGACAAGTCTTGTACCATACAGGCCTGGCATTGGATATACATCAGGTGACTATGGTTTAGTTGGTGATTGTACATTTGAATTGTTATTAACTCCAGCTGGTTCTATAGTTGGTGTTAGAGATTTACTTTGTAAGACTAAGTACAGAACAGTTCCTCCAGTCACAATAAATACAAAGACAGGGGCAGGTGCCAGACTACTTCCAGTCATGTCATACAGTCCTGATTATGTTTCAGATATTGGTGAAAAACCAGATAGAAATAAGGTATTGGTTGTTGATGTTGTCGATTGTGTCGGTAAACCACTTACAGGTAGCGGGGTAACATCTTAATGGCTGAAGATAAATTAGATATACAACAACAAACGACTCAGGAATACTATGGAACGTATCCTGGCTTTAGGATTGCTTCGGGTATAAAGATCCCTGATGGAGATCTCAAAGGTGAGTATGTTGACTTTGAGATGGTAAGTAACGAACTTCAAGGTTTTTCATTCTATAAGAATGGTTTACAGAAGTTAGTTGTAAATGGTACTTCTTATGAAACTGTTGGTATTGATGCCAAGAAGGGTGATATTACTAAGATCATATCTGCTGCAAATGGTGACATTAAGATTGAGGCACTGGATGGAGATATATTTTTAGAGGCTAGGAATATAAGATTAAAAGCTTCTGAAGAACTTACAATGACCTCTGGTAAACATATACTTTTAGAGGGTGCAATAATGAATCTAAAGGCCACAACTACGAATATTCTCGGTAAGAAGAATCTTTCTATGGGTGGGCAGTTCATTGAAGTAAGTGGTGGAGTATCAGTAGAAGAAGGTACTCAGACTGATAAGAAACAGGCAGGATTCCTTGGTAGTCTTATCACTACATTCGATAAATTTAAGGATTTCTTATAGATGGCAAAGACCGTTTCGATAATGATGGTCGGTGATAAAGAAGTCATCGGAGCATTAGATACATCATTCCTTGCGCCAGGATCAAAAATATATCCAGGCACACTTGCGGTTAATGGCCCTGTTTATATGGGGTTAGTTCCTAATATTGGAATACCACAAGCAACTGTGATGATAGGCCCTCCTATTGGTATCCCTGCTTCACCTCCATATTCTCTACAGGTTGATGGTATATCAAACTATAGAAGTGGTGTTACCAATTTCTATACATTGAACAACTATTATGCCTTATGCACTAAGTATGCACCTACTATTAGGAACTCCACCAGTATAACCAATGGAGTTAATACTAAGAATGCTTTGAATGTTGCCAATGATAATTCTCAGTTTAATGCTAATCTTACTGTTGCAGGTAGGGTAACTATTGGTGGTACACTTAAGGTTGCTGGTACTATTAGTAGTCCAACTATTAGTATGCTGAGTGCTAGAATTTCTTCTAAGAAGGGATTTGATATTCCTCATCCTAGTAAAGATAATCATAGACTAAGACATGTTTGTCCAGAAGGCCCTGAGTCTGCTGTTTATATTCGTGGTATATT